CAGCGCCTCTACCACGCCGCCGCGCTTTTGGAATTCAGCCATGGCTTCGGCGAGACGCGCCGATTCGGCCTGGTTGCGCTGGATGGCGCTCAGCTCGGTAGTCATCATGCTGCAATCCCCAAGACGCGATTCATGCGCTCATCAAGAATTTCGTAGAAGGTTTCGACTCGCTCACTGATCTTTCGGATCAGGGCCTCGTCTCGGTACATCCGCTTGACGAACAGCGGCATGCCTGGCCAGTAGCTGATGAAGTCAATCCACTCGCGCTCAGATGCCCACAGGCCGCCCTGACACTGCGCAATGTGCTCTTTCGGGACCTCGCCAGAGAGGATTACGCCGACCTGAAACTTGGGCAGCTTCGTTTTGATCTCGATCAGACCGTCGTCGCCAATGAGGGCGTCCGGCGAATAGCCGATACCGTGGTTGAGGATGATGCCAACCTCGCGGCTGGTGACGTCTTCGCGAGCCTCGTACAGCCCTCGAGCTGTCTGCTCCTGCTCATGGCCCCGGATGGTGGCCTTCGTCTGGAATGGAAGCTCCGCCGCTTCTTCAGTGATGCGCTCGCCGATGAGCTGGTCCATGTAAGTGAACGCCGCGACGCCGAAACCAGCCTCACCTTTGCCGTTGACCAGCAAGCATTCCAGCTCAGACGCAGTAACGATGCCCAAGCGCAGAGCCAGCCATTCCGGCGTGCCCTGCTCGATATCAGTGATGATTCTCATAGCGGCGACCCCTGATCAGCCAAGGCAGACGCTTCAGATTCGGCAGCTGCGACGGCTTCTGCAGCTTTAATGGCTTTGTTCAGCTGGCCGACCAACAGGTCATGCCGCGTCTTTGGAACGCACTCGGCAGTTCCGAACTCACCTACAAACCAGTCCTGAGTTTTTGCGGTGCAGCGGGCGAGCAGGGCGTTGATGCCCAGCACCTGGGCGGCGGTGATGTTTGCCGTCGGCACTGCTGCATGACCGTCGTCGTCCTCACCGCGAGTGGTCAGGTTGAGCAGGGCGCTCATCACGTAGCGCTTGCCGTAGCTGGTGGATGAGCCTACCGCCTGCACGGCGTTCTTGCTGCCACTGGTGTCGAGCGGGATGAACATGCTTGTGCTTTCCCGGTGACCGGCCCGGTGCATCAGGATGCCGGTGATGCTCATGCCGCCCGGAACATTCTCGACCTTGAACGTGATCGCAAAGCCGTGGCCCTGCATGATCGGCTTGATTACGTCGTTGATGTCTTCGAAGGTGGCGTAATTGCTACGGACTTGGCCGTTTACCGTAATGGCGCCGCGCTCGGCGATACTTGGAATGTCGCTCTGCATGGCAGCCATGGAGGCATTGAACTCCGCCTCGGCGCCCCTGGCCTGCATGCGTTCATGCATCGCCATCAAGCGTTCCATCTTGTCGATATCGCAGGATGGATCAGCGGCGGCGCGGCTGATGACTGCCAGCAGGCTTGTATCGGCCTGTGGCCGGGCGGTGGATACCGCTTTCGGCCGCTCTTCCGGAAGAATGATTGCTGTGCTCATGGTGACCTCAATACAGGATGCTGATATTTGGGATCTTGCGCTGGGCGATCAGGGTGACCGCTTGCTTGGCGCAAGCTTCCGGCATGCCGCCCGCGATAAATGCTTCCAGCGCGGTGCGGTTGATCGAGGCCTTGTGCGCCGTGTCGGCTGCGCGCAGCTCTTGCTGTCGGACGATCTCGGCGGCGGCCTTGTTGGCCCGCTCTACCTCGGCCAGTCGAGCCTGCTCTACGGCTTCAGCCTGGCGATTTTCGGCTGCAATTCGCTGTTGCTCGGCTCGTTGTTCGGCGGCGACGCGGTCTTGCTCAGCCTGGAGTTTCTGGCGCTCTGCCTGTTCTTCCTGCAATTTGATCTGCAGCTTCTGACGCTCAGCCTCGGCTTCTGCGTCGCGAAGCTTCTGCTCGGCGTCGCGCTGCTGGGCTGCCGCCTGATCCTTCAGTTCCTGCTCGCGGCGGGCGGCGGCTTCGCGTTCGGCCTGAGCCTTCTGCTCAGCCTCGACCCGCGCCCGCTCCACGGCTTTGCGGGCGATCTCAGCGTCACGCTCTTTCTGCTCGCGCTCGGCCTTCTCAGCGTTGAAGCGGGCAATCTCTGCCAGCTCTGCCTCATGCTTCGTGCGATCGGCCAGCAGCGTGCGCAGGGTTGCCAGTGAGCGGTCTTTGGCTTGGGCCGCTTCCGGCAAGAACTCTTGCCAGTTTTCGTCCAGCGGAACCAGTTCCAGATCGGCGATGACCTGGGCAACCGAGGCTGCAGTCGGGGTCTCGGCGAACACGGCCATATCCTTGAGCCGCTGAATGCCTTCGTTGTGTGCATCGACCCGGGCGTCTTCTGCCTTCTCCCAGTCGGTCAGCGGCTGGCGGGTTGCGTCACGCAAGGCGTCCATCTTCGTGACGAACTCGCGTAGCTCAGCTTCGACGACCTTCGGCATTTCTTTCAGGCGCTTCAGGTAATCGCGGCCTGGCTTCTCGACAGCCGTTTTTGACTTGCTGACCTTCGCGGCCAACGAGGCGATACGCTCACGGCCCTTGCGAGTGGTCAGGTCCGGCACTTCGGCAGTGACCTCGGCAGTGACAGCCTGGAGAAACTGGTTCAGGCCGCCGGTGACGTAAATGACCGGCGCGTTCTCGGCGCTGATGTCGTCAATCGTGATGACTTGCTGTGCTGCGGACATGGTTGCTCCTTGCGCCATACCGTCACCGGGGCGCTGCGATTGAATAGGGAATGGGTTACTGCGTGATTTGCCCGGCCAGTGCGCCTAGCAGCATCAGAAAGGTTGAGAATGATATGGCGATGGCCGATCCGCGCAGGATGTATAGCCGCTTGGCGCGCTGGTAGCTCATGAATGCGACCTACCAATTTCGGCAGCAGCACGAACGATGGCGCGGCGAACAGCTCTCTGTTTGTTGCCGCCAAAGCATTCGGTCATACGCATAACCCTTCCGGCGATGGCGCGAGTCGGCTGGTAGTAGATGTCGATATCCAGCGCCGCGGCCATTCGCAGCGCTTCACCGTCGTCATGCAGCGGGTTGAAAAAGCCTTTCTCTGCCGGCCACTCGCAGGATTTCCGGTAGAAGTAGCTGCCAGTCTCATGCCATGCCACGTCTTCGCCGACTGCTTTAGCCGCAAGTTCAAGCAGCTCACGGTCATTCATGCTCTCACCTCATAAGCAACGGTCCACTCACCGCACATGCACGCGCGCTTGCTCCACGCATGAACATTCTCGATCCCAGCGTCGTACGCCTGAGAAAGCGCACCGGTCAGCGTGTGGTGTGTGAAGGCCAGAATGATTCGATCTGGCGGAAGTTCTTCCAGCTGCTCGTCGATCAGGGATTTAAAGATGGGCGTGGTCATTGCGCCACCTGCTTGCGGTAGCCGGCGTCGTACAGAGCATATACCGCACATTCTACATATTCACTGGCGTTGAGGAGCTCGCCGGCGCTGTAGTCAGGTTGAGAATCCTCGATCATAGCCTTGACCGCCTTCTCCCGCTCATCTGCCGCGATCTGCTCCGGCGTGCGGATGAAACGTAGCTGGCGGAAAGTCAGTAGGCTGTCAATGAAGGCCGTACGCTCTTCACAGCTTTCTGAGCTGTAAACCACCCGGTGTTTTCCCGAATAAAGAATGGTGCATCGCTCCCATTCCGCATTGCCGAGATTTCTGTTAAGCACCTCACACACCGTCCCAACAGGCGGCAAACCAACACCCTGCCAGACTGGCACAGCACTCTCGGCAGCCTTCAGTGCATCGACTGCGGCCTGCCACTGGGCGCGGGTTACGATAGCCCCCGCGATACGCGTCTCATCGGCTAGCTGCATTGAGTCAAATGCTCGACCATCGAAGCCCTTGCCGTTGATGATGTAGCCAGTGCCTTTTAGCTGCGAAAGACTTTCCACGCCCGCAGGCCACTCTTTCAGCTCACGCGCCAAAATATCAATCAGTTTCATGCCACTCTCCTTGGCGCAAACTGAACAGCCTTCAGCTGACGGGCGCAGTAATGGTTGAATTCATCTTTGGTGATTGCGCCACTCATGAAGTGGGCGGTGATCTGCTGGAGCGCCTCAAGCCCGGCCGGGTCGAGGCTGTCGTACTCACCGATGGCGTCCAGCATCTTGTCGATGAGGATGTGAGGACTCACAGTTCTGCGTCCTCGAATTCTGCGATGACGCCGTCGGCAGCCAAGTGCCGAAGTAGGCCCTCTGCGATTTCGAACAGTTTGTCGCGGGGCCGGGCGGTGCCGATCAGGTAGCCCGCTACCGTGGCGCTGGGCCGTCCGAACAGATTGCTCAGCACCAGCTGGGCGAAGAAGTCTTCTTGATCCTCACCATCGGCCTGACGGTTGTTCAGGTGCATCTGGAGCGCAGTCAGGAACTCGGCATGAGTCACTGACCGTTCCGCCCGGCAGCGTCGCTTGAATTTGATGTCCGCCCCATGGATCAGCAGATCGGCACTGTTTTCGATCCAGAGCCGTTCGGCGGGCGTGCACGGTGTTACTGGCGTGCCCGTCAGAGGCAACACCTTTGCTGCTGCGTTCATGATTGCCTCCAGGGCTGGGTTATTCGCGAACCGACAGCATCACGTCTGCGAGTTGATAAGCAGCCTCCGCCGTATACTGGACGGCGCGGGTATCGACGCTATCGATGAAAGCCGTATTGCTGGCAAGGCCCTGAAGCGCCTTGGCTGCGAAGTAGTCGCGCAGGCTCATACCGAAGCATGTTCCTGTGCCGCCGCATTCACTGCCGGGCACCGGAAAGGCTGGTTCGCTTTGATCTTTGCTCATCACTCAATCCTCAGTAACTGAACCCCTTCGACTGAACACTCAAGAACGGATAGAGGCCATATAGGCACCGGAGAGGGTTCAGTCGGAGAGGTTCGGGGTGTAGAAAAGCCCGAACGTGTCGGGCTTTGTTGGTACATCTGAGGCGGTGCCGCAGTTGGAAGGCCTCGGCGCGCTGTCATATCTAGCAATCTACCTACCGCGCCCGCCGAATGGGGCCCTACACAGGACTTATCTGTAAGCCGGTGATCTCAGGTGATGCGGCATGTGAAGGGATGCTGGCCCTTCACGATATGTGTGAACTCCTATCTCTTGCTCACTGGGCAGGCAGTGGCCACCTATAGAATGGGATGCCGGTCTTTCCCGGCCGTCACGGCGCTTGTGCCAGATCGAGGTAGCTCGCCAATACCAGGTTGGCGCTGACCCTGCGCAATGCGGGTTGAGCTATTCGCCGGTTGTTGCAGATGGCCGGAGCTGATCCCGGCATGATGGCCTAACTCATCTAGGACTCAGTAGCTCATCAGCGAGTCTGGGCTTGCGCATCAGCCTGCGCATTCATCTGCTTTGTTGTGGTGATGCAGGGGGCCGCTTTCGCGGTGTGTACTCATCCGCATCGGGGTGTGATCGCCTACCGGGACTCAGTCCCTCGACCATTTCTGGAACCCGACGTGCCCGCCGGGTAGATCACACTCCGATGCGGCCTGGTGAGCGTTGAAGCGTTCCAGGTGATCGGGAAGGTCTCCAACCTTCTGACGGGGACTCTGATTATTTAGATTGCCGTAGGCCCGTGAAGCGGCAATTTCGGTCTGGCTTTCGCCATGTTCGTTCGTGGATCCGCATCGGGGTGTGATCTGCGCTTGTCATCGCAAGGACGCCCATTCAGTACCGGCTCAAGGCCTCAGCGCGCTGACAACGCGCCCGGTATGGAGTCGCCTTTCCAGATCACACCCCGATGCGCTCTCATAGAGAGGATCGGGCAGTTTTCGTCAGGCTGACGCTGGCGCTGGTTGTTCTTGCGGTCACCGCCAGGGGTAGCCTTGGTATGGTTCGCCAGATAGCCGATGTTCAGCTTGTCCGGCCAGCTTTTCCCACAACGCTTTAAGTCTTTTCCGTCCGGCCA